CATCATCGGTACAAGACGGTGGGGTGCGTTGCAAACAGATTGATGTGTCCGATAACACCAAATGGGATTTAATCCCCCTTAATGAGGTCACAGAGGCGCAAATCAAAGCCTATTTTAACCGCACTTCAGGCAAGAAATACGACTGGTGGGGGGCGCTAGGAATCATACTTGGCATCAAACAAAAACGCTCGAAGTATTTTTGCTCAGAATGGTGTTTTAATGCGATTTGCGGTAGCGAGAGCGGTTGGCGGTTTAGTCCGAATCAGCTTGCAGTTGTTTTTACCACCGTAAATAACAATTAAATAAATTTTCAACAAGAGACCGCGAAATAAGCGGTCTTTTTTTAGGAGAATATATGTCAATTCTAGGTTCTATGACGGATGCTGTGAATAAAGCTAAAACACCGCAAGCCCCAACAATTTCCACTCAACCACCGCCAAAAGATACATCACAGACAATGGCAGGGAATGTTTCTAATTTATTAAATAGCAATTCGCTTTTAATGAATAGCGCTGCTGCTAAAGGTGAGCGTCTTGCCGCAAATCGAGGATTGCAAAATTCAACCATTGGCGTGGAATCTGCCCAACGCGCAATGCTTGATGCAGCCATGCCAATTGCAAGCCAAGATACGCAAAATGCGTTTGCGGAAAAACAAACTCGCTTACAAGCTGATTTAAATTTCCAAAATCAAAGTAAGCTCAATCAGCAACAAAATCAATTCACCGCATCGCAGGCAGAATTAGAACGCGGTCATCAGCGTGGAATGGCTCAATTACAATCTGACCTAGCTTATAGCAATCAAAGCAGATTGAATCAGGCTCAGAATCAGTTTACCGCATCTCAAACCGCACTTGAACGGCAACAACAAAAAGATATGGCGAATTTGAATCATCAAAATGAGATGAAGAACTTAAATGCGCAAGTTGCGGCGAACACTATTGGTAAATCCATTGATTTCACCATGCAAATCACCAGTAACTTCGATGCGCAAATAGCCACGATCTTGAATAACTCGAATATGAAAGCTGAGGATAAAACAAAGGCTATTGAGCAGCTAAAAGCAAGTCGAGATTCAGAGATTCAATTTATGAGTAAGTTTATGCAGGGAATTCCGACCACGCAACAAAACTGGTCGTCATTTCCTAGCTTAGGTGTTCCATCAATTCAAATTAGTTAAGAGGAGAAAGGTTATGGCGTTTTGGGATGGTGCGTGGAGCGCAATTACGGGTGCATTAGATGTGGCTGGGGAAAATGATGCGCAATCAAATGGATGGCTAACAAATGTAGGTAATGCGTTAGGAACCGCAGCGGATTGGATGGACAACCATAAAGCAGCAAGTAATATTATCGGTAATGTTATTGCTGGTGCCGGTGGTTACTTTGCGCAAAAACAAGCTGGTAAAGATTTGATCAATCAGCAACGTGAGTTATTAAATCTGCAAGATCAGATGAAATCAAAATATTCAGCCGTACCAGATGCGGATTGGTCGTATAAAAGTTTGACAGTGGATGATTCTCCTGGATTGGCAAATGGCGGTATTTTGACTGAAATGAAGAAACGTTCTGAAACCAAAGGGGCTAACAATGGCAGAGTTGCATGATAGTTTTGGTGAATCAATGGAAAAAGCTGGCTATGAGCGAGCTAGTGATTCTGATTCATCCTTTTCCGGTGGCGGTGGTTGGCGAGAAGATAACAGTAGTGATAGTTATCGTAGTACGTCAGATAGATGGAATGACCATAAATCTAGATACGGAAAAGACAAAGTCTATACTGATGCATTTAATGAGCGAAGAAATAACTCTAGTTGGAGTAGTGGTCACAGCGCAATTAGCCGAACAATTAGTGAAAAATATCATTCGCTTTCTAACGGTCAAATGAGCGCCGCCGCTCCAGAAAAAGATCAGAAAACACTCACTGGAGGTTTATTTGGAAAAAGTTACTCCAATACTCCTTATTCCGAACGCACTCCTTCTATATTTGATAGAAACATACGTGGTTCAATGACATTAAATAACGGCGATGCATGGTCAAGCGATCCCCAATATTCATCCGTTCGAGACCAGGCGACCATTAATAGTCACGACCGTATTAAACGGGGCGAAGAATTGAACTTAATTGGTCGTGCTGTAGGAGGCGTTTTTAGTGGGGTGGGTGGGGCAGCAACAACTCCAGTTGGCAAAATTGCTGAAGGAGCGGCAAATCTTGGGCTTTCCCGCGTTGGGGATTTATCTCGACAATTCAAAAGCAACCAAGAGCAAGCGTATTATGATAGCCTCACTCCAGAGGGGAAAGCGTATTATGATACAAGAGTAGATTTCATCGATAAATCTTATAAGAATGCTCGGGAAAAATATGAAACGAACGATAAATGGATCGATAGAGGTATTAGTGCTGCACAAGTCGGTTTATCTGCTTTAGGGCCTCCTGGTGCGATGCTGGCGTCTGGGATTGGTTTATTAGGTAAAGCGATCAACAAAAAAGACACGATGACAAAATCATTACGTGATTTAACGGAGACGCTTAACTCTAACGCATTAAATAACCACATTGCACAACAAAATGAATTAGCTGAAAAAGAACGTCAAGCCTATAAGGAATTTATGGCTGGGCGTGATTTACGCAGTGACAATACACAACCCAAAGGCATACTTAACACTATGCATAATCGTATGCAAAATATAGAGCCTGATAAACAGGTCAAAACGAGTGACGTTCCTAACCTAAGAAATTACTGGGCAAATATCATCGTATCATAGGAGAAATTCATGGGTATTTTAGATTCAATGACACAACAATCACAACCACAGACAACAGAACAAAGTGCGGTCGAAAATCCACAGGGTTCACAACAACAGGGAAGTATGGCGCAGATGTATCAAATGTTGATGCAAAATTCCATTAATGCTATCGCAAATGTTGCGCAACAGCGTATTCAAGAAAAAGGGCCAGAAGAAGGCATTGCGGATTTAGTCGCAAAAGCAATGATTTCAAATCTTCAGGCCGCGCAACAAAATGGCAAAACTATTCCGCCACAAGTGATGATGCAAGTTGCTAAAGATTTAGCTATGCAATTATTACAGCAAGTTGGTGTGCCAGAAGAGCAAATTGATGATGTATTGATTGATATTTTAATGAATGCGCTTGAGCAATTTGGCGAAGCAACACACGGTGCGTTACCTCAGGAAGAAGAACAGCAATACGTTGATATGATCAACAAAGTATCTGAAATGGAAAGCCAACGCCGTGCGCAAGTGCAAAATGGTAAATCACAACCAATGCAACAACAAGGAGCGTAATTATGGGATGGAGTGGAATTTTAGGTGCGATGACACAAGGATTGGGAACTGGTATTGTCAAAAATGTTGAGCAAGGGTGGAAAGATGAAGAAACGCAAAAACTGTTAGATTGGAAAACAGCAGAAGCTGACAAACAACGTGCTTTTGATAGTGAATTGCTTGATAAAAAATACAAGCATGAGTTTGAGCTTGAAGATCACAGAATGCGTAATGAGATTTCAGCCGCGGCTGCAAAAGCTCGAATTTCAGCACGTTATTCTCATAGTGGTGAATCAGAAGCGCAAAAAAACCTTCTAGGTGCAACTCAAACGCTTGGTATTTATGATAGCCAATTAAATGCCTTAGACAAAAAATTGTCTGAAACAGAAGATAAAGAGCAACGAAATGAGATTGCTACAAGAATCAAAACTATTCATGCTGAACGCAATAATTTTTTGAAACACCCTGATACAATCGCTAAACTTAAGAAGGCAGGACCAATTGGGGACGCGATTTATGCGACCGCTAATGGTGATATGGATTTGTACCATTCGAAACCAGTGGAGCGTAAAACGGTAGCTGAGGATGTTAAATCTTCTGTCGCTCCTCCTGTGCGCAATATGATTGATGTAAATAATCTCACTCCACAACAGGCGGCAGATATTGCAAGACAGAAAAGTGAAGATGCCGCTCATTTGCAGTTTGCCAAAGCATCAGCTGATGCTAAAGACTGGGCGCAAAAACGCACACAGTATCAATCATCAACTTTTATTCCACGCACATTCTAAAAGTACGGTAGTTTTCATAAAATAAAAGGCAATGAGGCAATTCCTGTCCTTGGCCTGATAGAGTTTAAGATAAACGGCGGGTAATTCTGCCGTCTTTTTTTATTTTTGCGCCCCGTAAAGCTCAATCATTTTTTTGATTAGCTCTGGTCTTGATAAGTTTTCCGCCGCGCAAATGCTGTCAAATCTATCTGCAACATCAGGTTGCAGAGATATATTTAACCGTCTGTAATTATTTTTTGCATACTCATACGCATTTTGGCTAATTGCCTTTTTTCGCTCTTGGCTTAATTTGCTATAACTCATGATTATCCTTTTTTATTTGTTTACATTTCCAGCCTTTCCACAGACGACCTGAGGCTGCGGCTTGTAGTAGCCCTGATGTAGCATTGCAATACTCACCGCCAGTCCCACGTTTTCCGCCCGTGCGTTTAAAAATTACATCACTAGGCAAAAACAATGCCGTATTATCTCTCACAAATTGATAGAGATTTGTTGCGACAAAAACGCGGTTATCAGGGCTTGTAATGCGCCATTTTTTAGCGTGGACATTGCTTTCAAACTTGCCAGAGTTTGGGCTTTTCTGCGCTTGCTCTGTGGCATATTTTTGTAATTCTGGCGATGGGATATTTGTTGTTTTGCTTATGCCTTTATCTGACCTTACCTCTCGCTCTTTTGCCTCGCCACCATGCCCTAATTGATAGCGATGCTTTGCCACTGTGTCATAGGATTTGCCTAACTCTATTGCTAATTGCTTGTTTGTTTTGCTCCAGTCAACATTTTGCCAACCCCTAAACTGTGGCGACAATGTATCTCTAGCTAATTGCCCACGTCTGCGTGATACTGTATCTATTGTTACATTGAGCAATCGGGCTATATCACTAGATCTCATTGTCCAATCAACAGACGCCCAATCTATCTTACTCATCGCACCCACTCGCCCAATACACACGGACGGCATCAAGCACAGCAAATTGTTGTGCTTGCGTCATCCCTGCTAATTTGTTGTAAAGTGCGGTCAAATATTGCGGCAAAGTGCCGTAGTGTGTGCGTAGGTCATCTGCCAAATCAAACGGCATTGCAAGGCGAGTTAAATCACTGCCGGCATAGACATTGTATAACTCAACCCACTCAGCTTGTGATAGCTCGGGCTTTTCAGATTTTGCTAAGTGTGCGAGTTGCTCAAACGCATTGTTGATGTGAGCTGAGTAGTTTTTGTTTTCGCCCTGTAAAGTGCGGTCAGAAATATAGATTTCTGCGGTTTGTGAGATATGTACTGATTTTTTAGCCATTTTTATAAACTCCAATTAAAGCCCCTTGCGGGGCTTGTTATTATCTACCGGCATCCTCGCCAAACTCATCATCAAGCCACCGATTAAGTTCTGCCGCGTAATACTCTAGGTCTGTATTGCCATAATTACATTGATAAACCACTTCATCAACACGAGCCACCCCAAACTCATCTTTTAAGTTGTCAATGCGATTATTTACATTATTGATTTGGCAAACAATATCTTCCCACCATTCAAAATTATCCTTGCTTGTGATATATCTTCCAGTATCCAATCCGTCTTCGTCAGTTTCTTTTGCAAACCCACACTCAGGATCATTATTAAATCCATCATGATTGCCAACTAAGTCATTAAACCAATCACAACCTGTTGAGCTATCGATAAGTAATAATGTTTCTACTGCGCCTGTTTCTTTGATTACGATTTCCATTTTATTTTCCTCTTTCTTTATTGCCCGCCTTTCGGCGGGCTTGTTGTTATTATTTGCGTAAAGTCCAGCGTTTGATGGTTTCATCGTTTTTGTAAATTGTGGCAGTCCAACCTTTGCCGTAATTTGCTCTAATATGGTTAATCATTTTGCTTAAGCTTGTGGTTACAAGATCAACATCTAAGCGGGCGCATGTTTCGTTTTTTAGGTAAGCTCTGTAGTACATAATTTGTTTCCTTCTTCTGCCCCTGCCGAATGGTGGGGTCTGGTTAAAGTTTTGGGTTTATAGCCCGTATCTCTTGGCTATGTGTATATTGTGCTATATACAGAGATGTAATGCAAGCATTTTTTTAAATTTTTTTAAATCTCTACTGTCAAAACTTTGCCTTGCTTAACCACCTGTTCTCCAGCGATATAAACATCATCAACATCACTGGATTTGACAGCATAAACGAGGTGAGAGAGCATATTTTTCTGAGGTTGAAGATGGATTTTTCCTTGTGGTTGAATGACCAGAAAATCTGCCTGTTTGCCGACTTCTAGGCTTCCTATCTGCTTTTCCATTCCTAGAACCTTAGCTCCTTCGATTGTCAGTGCCTTAAGGGCTGTTTCGATAGGAAATTGGCTGGCATCTCCACTTTTCATCTTTTGAAGAAGGGCTGCTGTCCGTCCTTCCTCAAACATATCTAGATTGTTATTGGAAGCAACCGAGTCTGTCGCAATTCCGACTGCTACTCCTGCTTTTTGGAGTTGGATGATTGGAGCAATCCCTGAGGCCAGTTTGAGGTTACTGATAGGATTATGGGCGATTGCCACATGAGAAGTTGCCAAGCGTTCAATTTCTCGCTCGTTTAGCTCGACCCCATGAGCAAAGACAGACGGATGATCTAAATAACCCAGTTCTTCTAGAAAGGCGAGGGGACGTTTGCCATAGCGTTTGAGGATAATTCCTGACTCTTCCTTGGTCTCTGCCACATGGATATGGATAGGAATGTCCAGCTTTTTTGCCATATCTAAGCTCGCTTCCAGCAAGTCTCTACTACAGCTATATGGAGAATGAGGAGCTACCATAACCTTGAAATTTGGGTTTTCATATTCTAAGATTTCCTCTATGATGGCACGTGTTCTGCTTATGGTCTCAGCAGTTGTTTCTGCCTCTGAAGAAAAGAGGGTCGGTGAGAAATAACAACGCATCTTAGATGCCTTGACTGCCTGATAAATTTGCTCAATATCCACACCATTGGGATTATACATATCGTTGAAGGTTGTTGTTCCTGACTGGAGCATCTCTGTCAGAGCTTCTTTGACTGCCTTGGTAGTCATATCGGGAGTAAATCCTGCTTCTGCTGGCCAGATATAGTCATTGAGCCATTCGTGGAGATTGCTGTCATCCTGAATTCCTCGCAAACCTGTCATGACAGAATGGGTGTGGCAATTAACCAAACCAGGCATGATCCAGGCTCCCTGATAGTCTATAATCTGCTCAGCTTGCTCTAAAATCTCTGACTCCTCTTGGCCGACATAGACGATTTGAGAATCCTTAACGGCTAAGACACCATCCAAATAAACATGGAAATCTTGGTCACAAGTCACGATATTTACATGCTGATAGACTTTCATTGTTTTCTCCTTCTAAGACCCTGATTTTTCTAGCTATTGTAACAAAAAAGTCACCCGAAGGCAACTTTTAGTGTCATTAAGAATTTAAATGGGTAGGAATGACTTATTCAGAGCTAAAGGCCGCAGCTTTTTGCATTTGGTAATACTTGCCCTTTCTATCCATGAGATCATGATGGTTACCATGCTCCACAATGTCACCATCTACCAAGACAAGAATCAAATCCGCATCCTGAATGGTTGACAAACGGTGAGCAATAATAAAGCTTGTGCGCCCCTTCATGAGTTTGGCAAAGGCATCCTGTACTAGCACCTCTGTCCGTGTATCGATGGAGGAAGTCGCCTCGTCTAAGATAAGAATCTTTGGAATAGCTAGAAAGACTCGGGCGATGGTCAAGAGCTGGGCTTGACCGACAGAGAGAGATTCTCCTGCATTTTCCAACTTGGTATTGTATCCCTGTGGCAACTGTTGGATGAAAAAGTCTGCGTTGGCTGCTTTTGCGGCAGCAATCACCTGCTCCCTACTGGCATCAGGATTTCCAAAGGCAATATTGTCATGAATGGTCCCTTGCTTGAGCCAGGTTTCTTGGAGTACCATCCCAAACTGCTGTCTCAATGACGCTCGGGTATAATCATAAATGGATTGCCCATCTAACAAGATATCTCCCGAGTTAATAGGATAAAAACGCATGAGGAGATTGATAAGAGTTGACTTACCAGCACCTGTCGGACCAACGATGGCTACCTTGCTACCAGCTGGGATATCGATAGACAAGTCCTTAATCAAGATCTTCTCAGGATGGTAGCCAAAAGAAACATGTTTAAAGGAAATAGCTCCCTTGACTTGGTCACTGGTCAAGATTTCCTTACCTGTTTCAGACACCTCAGGACTTTCTAAGAGAGCATAGACGCGCTCTGCGCAAGCGAGAGCACTTTGCAATTCGGCTAGAACTGAAGAAATATCGTTAAAGGGCTTGGTGTACTGTTGGACATAATTCAAAAAAGTCACTAAACGCCCAATGGT